GTAGATTTGGTAAGGATGACTCACGGTCAAGTTCTAAAATAACTATATGTGTCTTTGCCATAATAGTATATTTCTTCCTTTAATTTAAATATATTGGTGGGTTACGCCCACCACTCGATTAGATAGCTTCTAATAAGCAATTCGATGTTAGCTTGAGTAAGCTGAACCATCTCCTTTACTTCCCCATACACCTCTCCAGTCTCTCCAACCGTAAGCGGCTCGGAAGAAATATTGCCAGTAGTAAACTTGGTTTTTTGCTCCAACTGCGTCAGCTAATTTCTGAACAGATGGTTTCTTTCTCCAACCCCAATTTACATTATGGTCTGAGCTAGATAGCAAGAACCATGCGGTATCTGAACCACCAGCTGCAGCTCCTAGGTAATCCCAAACGATTACTTTAAGTTGTCCACCAGTATATTCTCTCATACCGTTTACGTTAATATCGTTGTTTGCCGTTCCACTTCTATTAGTACTCTTCGTAATAATAATAGCTTCTGATTCCAATGCAGGAGGTACAACTAGTGTGTCAGGAATCATGCTTATCAAGTTTCCTCTGTCATCTAATTGTGCTCTCATAGCAAGGATTGCAGTCTCAAGATTTGCCTCTGTCAATGTGATACCTGTTGCACTAGCATTGCTTTGTGCTGTTCCACCGTCTGCCCTTGTGTGGCCTACTGAGAACAAAGGTTTACCATCACCATATGATGTATAGCTTGTGCTAAATCCGTTGTTAAATACACTTGAGGATAGCTCTTCGCATTTCCTTAGAAGTGTTTTTGTCATTGCTTTAGACTTACCAATAACATTGTGGATGTCGTCTTCCATCAATTCCCATGATACTGCCATGTTACTACCATATTTATATGCAGTAAGTGTTGTATCGTAAGTTTTGATTGGTGCATCCTCGCCGAATTCCTCTGTTTCTGCAACTAGAGGGATTGAACCCAATCCTGTATATCCAGTATATTCTTCTGAAACCGTTCTCAAGTCGACTGTCTTGAAGATTTTCATCATCTTTTGGTCGAGCATTTTGTATTGGTCGTTAAGAACTTCCTTTATCCCTGGGTCTACTAATTTGGCATTTGCGGCTATTGTTGATGGTGTCTGTACATTTACGTTTGCCATTTAATTAATAATTCAAATAAAATAATTAAGATGTTTATAAGTCTAACTTAAAGCTCTCTCTCAGCTAATTCTCTCTCAGTTACAAAGAACAATCCAATGCTTGTGTCTGAGTCATAACCATAACCTTGTGGGTTATAAGCTAAACATCTTAGACCTGCGATTGTAGAACTTAGTGAGTCAGTATTGACTAACATTGCTCCAGTTCCTCCTACAAAATCACCACAAAGACCAACGTCTGTTGCTGCGAATGTGTCTGAGTCGTTATCATTGTCCATTAAAACTACCATATTGCTTGTAACATCTACTAAAACATTGTCTGTTCCATCTGCTCCAGCTTCTCTAGCTACTCCAAGGATTCCAGCTCCTGCTGTTCCTACGACAATTTCTCCTGAGTCGTCGAATTTAACAAAATCATTAGCAGCAAATGTGCCACCTGCGTTAAATTCTAGGCTTACCCTGTCTCCGCCAGAAAGAGATTTAATTACTCTTGCTCCGTACATAGCGAGTATTCTCAAAATTTATATATAACGGAGAATTTTACTCCTCCATAAGTCTCTTAGCGTATGCTTCTTCTGATATTCCAAATGATTTGGCAATTTCTCTTTGTTGAGGTGTTAAAACTACTTCACCTGCAGAATTTGCTGAACCACCTGAAGCTGCTCCCTCGACTGGTCTCCCTGCTTGCGCTTGTGCGAGTCCCTGTATTTTTCCCTCTTCAACTAGTGAAGCTGGGTCCATTACTGCCTTGTAAGCGTACTCGTAAGCGTCTTTCATTGGTACGTTGTCCTGTGCCATTTTTCTAGCAGCAACAGCCCCAATGGCTGTTCTGTTTGCTTTTACTATGTCCTCAGAACCGTCCAATAAATTAGGGTGAGCACTTTCAAACTCTTCAAAGAACTTAATCTTTTCCTGTTTTTCGGCTTGCTCTTTTTTCTTGTCTTCTATCATTCTCTCTCGTGCCCAAGCTACTGCTGGGTCTACAACTGGTTGTGGCTGTCCCTGTTGTGGGGCAGTCTGTACCTGGTTGTTATCAAGAGTCTGTAATACCGACTCATCAAGCAAACCTTGCTCGACCAATTTCTTGTTCGCTAACTTCATAAACTCAGGGTCTACACTAGCGGCTGCGTCTAGCGCATCTACTAATTGCTTCGCCTGAAGATACTCATTTCTTTCCTTTTCAATCTGACTTTGTTTACTCTTCAATCTCTCAAACTCTACTTTATAATCAGGAACAGTCGTATCGGGTTGTTCCGTACCAGATTCCTTTTCATCTACGTGAGCCTCACTGGTTGGCTGGGTAGCGACTTCATTCTCTTCAGCGTGCTGTTCAACCTCTTGAGGGGCTTCCTCCGTCTTTGGCTGCTCAGGGGCTGTGGAAATGTCGTCTTTCTTCATTTCTTCGTCCATTATATTCAATTTTAAGAATTTATTTACTTTTTCTTATCTAAAGAGCTAAGAATCTCCTTCTTCTGGTCTTCTGTGACCTCATAATAACTTACTTCGGGATATACTCCATTTTCGCTGAATCTAAGAACTGCAATAGGTAATAAATTTTCCTGAAGACACTTCCTAGCGAATTTTTCGTATAAACCCTCAAATGTCTTCTGCTTCTTGTCGTTCATGAGTTACCTTATATTATTTTAAATCCTCTTTGCTGTCAACATCATCACCACGGGAGGACAGCTCTTCTCGGGCTCTATCAATAGCGTCAATCATGAAATCAACCCCAATATTAACACCATTAAGTGTTGCCAACTGGCTGATGTCTGTGGCATTAAGTGCGTCAAATGCCCTTCTCACCTTACTATTTTCTGCAATCTTTTTAAGAACCTCAAACTCTGGTGTCTTACCAAAACTCTTTAACAGAACCAATTCATCGCCACTTAATAATTCAACATCCTTCTTTTCAACTGGCATTAACTTTGTCTTCATTTCTTTCTCCTCTTAAAATTAAAGTCCTTGCTCTGCCATAGGCGGTCTACCTTGTGGCATTTCTCCACCACCTTGGTTTGCCCCTGCTGGCATTGGTGGTTGCCCTGCACCTCCTTGGTTTAATCCAGGTGGCATAGGAACTTGTGGTTGCTCTGGCTCTGGTGGCATACTTCCTTCAACAGCAACCTTGTTCTCAAGTGCTGCTGGTTGGTCGTCTTGCATTAAGTGCTCTGCGTATAGCTGTGCAATCTCTGCTAAATCACCAAGTTTCTTACCCTCTTCTGTTTCCATTATGTATGGCATTATCTCTTCTGGGTATTGCTCAAACCTCTTCTCCAACCTCTCCTTTGCTGCGTTTATAATCTTCATTTGCCCAACATGAACCTTTTTATGTATTTCTGACTCTCCAGGGATACCAGGTACTCTTTCACTTTCCAGCAACTTCTTGCCTTGTGCTTCGGCTCTTTCCATTGAAATGTCTTCGTCCTCATTTGTTACTGCAATTAACTCGTGTGGAATTGCGTTAGTCTCCATGTACCATTCAATCATTTTAGGTCCGTTTATCCAAGGGGTTGGGTTTGCCAATACACTCTGTGGGTTATTAGGGTCTACCATGAATGGTGCAAGTTGTGCGAGGTTGGCCTGTGATTTTTGCATTTCCATAGCTCTACTTTGGACTTCTACACTCTCTGGAGCTATCTCTATATCCCAGTCTCCGTTTATATTAAAGAAGTCTGGTTTTATCTCTAAGTAAGTATATTTATTCCTCTTCTCGACCACTTCTAGCGTGTCTGGGTTTATCTCTATGTCTAGTAATCTTACATGTCTATTTCTAGCGCTCTTGCCTGCCTCCTCTATTCTAGGAATCGTGTAATACTGGCTCATCAATGAAATACATTGCTTTGCGACCATGTTTAAAGCCTCTGTCCAGTTATCAATCAAGGCTGTAATAAACGTGTCCATTTGCTCTTTGGTCAACATGCTTGTCGTAGCAGAGACATACTTCTGGTTTACTCCCATTTGAATCGGGTCAATCTGCGTTGCAAGCACAGCGTCTCTATCCAGTGCGTCAATTCCTCTAAACATATCAAAGTTCATAGAAGGATACTCTAATGCACTAACATCATCCATTTGTGATACTGGCAACATAAGCCCAGGCTCTGCAGTCTGGTATGACTTTGAAAACTCTCCGTAAACACCCCTTTTCACCTTTAGCATAGGGTTTGCTGTTATATGTAACCTGTCGTAAATAAGGTTCTTAAGTATCTCTTCTTCTGACTGTATGTTCTTTAGTCTGTCAGGAATACCCATTCCATACATCTGGTGAAGTATCTTATATGCGTCTATTTTAACTATAGGCAACTGCTTGTGCATGTATGGAAGTGGCATGTTTTTAATCTCCACGTCATTTGCAACAACAACGTACTTGTCCTTGGCCTTGTTGTAATAGTGCAAGACCTCTACATAATCATTATCATCGATATCCGTTGGAGGCTCAAAGAACTCTGCATCCTCGTTTGTGTATGAGGATATTGGCCTAACCTTACTTATGTTCTTTGCGTCAGGGTCGTTTTTAAACATTGCCTTGAATTGTTGCATAGAAGGTAACATTCTTCTTATAACCCACTGTGCCTCGTAACTCGTACCAGCAACATTTCTTCCGGAAGGGTCTATAAATATCTCCTGAATCTTAACTGGTTCGATTGCTATATCGTCATAATCGTAAACAGTTTCTTCCTCAAACACCCTCTCTCCATTCTTAACCATTTCCTTTTCCTCTTTAGACATCTTCTTTGTGTCTACTTTCGGCATTTTCACTTTCCTCTTCTTCTGCAAATATTGAACGTGGACAAACCCCGTACCGTGAATCAATGTGTCTTGGAACCACTCATTAAGCCTTGCCTTAAATTCTCTTCTCTGGAATAGATTGTTTAACAATTCCTGTACTACTTTCGCCTTCCTCTTGTCCTTGGGGTCTTTTATATCGTCAGGTCTTACTACGAATTGCACGTCTAGCTTTCTAAGCTTGTGCATTGTAGATTCAATTCTTCCTGCTGACATTGGAGATTTTACATTCGACTCAAACCCGTCTGTGCTTGGAGCCTCACTCCAACCCATAGCAATCTTTTCCTGAATGTCCCACCTATCAAACCAATCTCCTGCATAACCAGAGTTAGGGTCTCCCCAGTAACAATTATTGCGCATTGCATTTCTTGCACTCTGGTAAGCGTCTCTTACTTGCCTAATAGACTTTGCCTCCGTAGCCGTATATCGCTTCTTGGGCAGTGTGCTCTCTTTCATTGTAATAACCTATAATTTTATTGTTCCAAAACAATCTCGTCTTTGTCCTTGCTGTATCTAGGAATATAAGTCCTCTCTAAAAAGACTCCTGAACTGTCTGCTGTGATTTTTCCATAATTAAGCTGTTCAACGGCCTTTACATTCTCCGCCAACATTTTTACCCTAACTACTTGGATTTCACCGCCTCGCACTTCCATCGTAGCAAATCCTTCTGGTCCCTTTACTTTCTCAAACCACTTATAAAAGGCAGCAGGAATGTTGTCAGTAGAAACTGGTGAACCTACGTATATTCTGCCGTTCATTATTTCTTGTGACTTAACTTATGTGCGTCGAGTGCTTTTTTAGTCTCGAACTCTTTTTCGCATTGATTACATGCAAACGACTTCTCTTTTTCTACTTCTTCTCCATTTTTTTCTTCTTTTTGAGATTCTTCTTCAAAATATTGTATATCATTTCCACTTACTTGCAAAGTTTCAACCTCTTTCTCGCTCTTGTCTTCAATTCCTTCTATCAAATCAAACTTCATAAACCCAGTTGGTGATGTTTCTGTACCGTCTGAGTTAATTCTTGTCTTGTACTCAAATCTTGAGGCTAAGGTAGCCTTTGCTCTCCCGTCGATTACTTTCTTCTCGTCTTTCTTCAAAATGAAAACAGATTGCAAAGCGTCGTTGTTTGGGTTGCTGACAAGATTGATTCTCTTTGAAAGCATAAACTTCTTAACATACTCACCCTTAATCAACTGGTTTGTTTGCCCAGTTCCAGCACCTGCTGCCTGCTCTTGCTTCTCGAAATACACATCAAACTCTGCTCGGAGCTTATCGCCGAGTAATTCATAATCCCAGTCCGTTGTAAACGGTTTGTCGAGATTATAATTGTCTGCCAGATAGACTTTATATTTTGTCATCCTTCTACTATTAAAAAATTATTTAAAACTAAACTTTGGTGAATATTCTCTTTTTACTACTTCTATTTCAGAAATATCTCCACCAAATCTGGAAGGCAGTACATCAAGAGACATCAACGCATAGCGTAAATCGTCTACTGCGTGGTCTTCTTGTGTTGTATCTAAATCTTCCTTCTTATTAGTTGCACTGCTTCTTGATTGGTAATAAACCATCTGTGGCATTGTCCGTATCATATTAGAACAACTCTTGAAAATCTTCAACATAGGCTCTTCGTAGGGCCTGTGTGTAAGATACGCCTTTACCACTCTCCACCCGTCTACTCTTTTATTATTTCCCAGCTCAACTTCGCCGATTCTAAACCCAAAACCCTTCTTTTCTAGTATCTCAATACTCGTTATACCAGTGTGGTTACTCTGTCTTTTCATGCTCGGGTCTACAACACATTTATGTATTCTATCCCAATACCCTTTCTCTTGGAGGTCTCTTTTGATATTATCCGCTGCTTCGGGCAAGTTCTCCTTGGCTTTGTAATACTCCCATATACACCAAATCCTCTGGTCGTTGTCTATTGCGTACAAATGAGCACTCCTTGGTGCTTCAGTACCGTCGTCCATGCCCATAACAATCTGCCAGCTTTCTGGAACGTCAAAGTCTTCTACAATATGCTTCTGTGGGCTCCACTCATTAAAGAACATTCCTTCGTAAATATCCCAGTCTCCATACAAGAGAGCCTTTCTTTCGCTCTCTGGGAGCATCTTAAGCTGTTCAAGATAATCAGGATTATTCTTCATAATATACGGATTGTCTAAAACACCACCAGGTATGAAGTCATATTCACTAGATTTATAGTTTTCGTCTGAGCAGGTCTTCTTAATCCACCTGTCTCTCACCCAACTGTGACCCCTACCCCCAGGGTTTGTAGCTCCAAAGAACTTAGTATTGATAGGCTTTTTAGTTCTCATACGAGACATTAAATAGGTCCATTGGTACTGAGTGAAGTGTGTAAGCTCATCTATACCCACCCAGTCCCACTCTCTCGACTGGTATCTTGTAACGTCAGCGTCGTTTTCTGAATAGCAGAACTCTATAATACTGCCATTCTTGAGGGTCATGATATGTGAACTCTGGTTATATTTGTAAAACCAGGTGGGTAGCATTTCCAACATAGTACGAATCACTGTAGCTTCTAACTCAGGGTAGCTTCGTCTAAAAATTGCTCCAGTCAATGGAAACTCGTACTTTACACTCCTCATTATCGCCTCGCCTATAACACCATAACTCTTACCACCACCAGCTGAACCACCAAACAGTCTGTACTTAACAGGCGATTGGTGAAACTTAATCTGTTGGGGCAGTGGGTCGTACACACACTTTCCGTCAAACTTAATCTTTAAATCTGTCATATCTATAGAATGTTTTGCCATTTGCCCTCCTTTATATCTTTAACAAATTGTTCTTTCTTCCTCATAACGTCAAACGGGTCTGTATCGACTATTCCAAACTTCTTTACGTTATCCCTAGCTTCCTGGAGATTCTCCTTGAACTTCCCCTTCTCATAATTAGCATAGCAATCCCTGCATATTCTAAATCTTCCCCTCTTATTTTCCAGTATCAATGTAACACCCCTTGGCATTGTCTTCCCACAACTTTGGCATTTAACTGTCTCAGAGTAATTCATTAGCACACTTATCGCATAAGATTATCTTCTTCCATTTCAGCTTGTCGTCTTGGAAGTTAATTATATTCTGTGTGTTTTCTCCGCACTTCTCACACCTGTTCCAGTCTGCTGTATTAGGTCCAATCACCGTAGCAATAATCTCACCCTGAAGCGTAACGTCAAACGGCTTATCAGTCTGAAATACCGTAGGTCTCCTACTTATCTCTGTAACTGTATAGCTTCTTTTTCTTGCCATTATTACTACTTCTAATTTTAATCTGCAACGGTCATGCCGCCATTAACAATATTGACCTGAAACGCCTTGTCAGGCTCACTCATACCAGCCACCTTCAACGCCATGTCCAACGCCTTGTTTTTAGCAGCCAAATTGTCGTCCTGCTTCATAACCTTAATCAACTCCATTTCTATCTCGTTCCTGTGTACACCAACCAATTCGCTGAATAACGCACTGTCTATCTCTCTTAATATAGTCGTCTCTGGGCGCTTTACTTTCCAATCTGGGTACCCAGCGTACCTTGCTGCAGCACTCAAATCAGGGTCGTTCCCGTTTTTTAAATCCTCTCCTATCTTTCTGAGTATCTTGTATTCCTTGGGCTCTATCTTGTCTATGCCAAGCTTTTTTTCCAACCTTCTGCACTCCCTTGAAATACTCTTGTCGTCCCATGTGGTCAAACTAATCGACTTCTTATAATGCTTGATTTTATTTTCTAAAGACTCTGCCATTGCATTCCTCCTTGTCAATGTATTTAATGTAGCCTAAAAACTCTAATAATGGTGTCATATCAGACAACGTAACGCACACCCCTTTGTGTACACCAGTATAATCAACATAATCATACTTTCTTTTGGTCTCCCTGTAAAGAAAGAAGCCGTCTGGGTACGGCTTGCTATGGACAATTTTATTCAATTTTCTCCCACCAACGATACTGCCGTCCCACTTACCAAAATCCTTACTAACCTTATACCTCCACTGTGTTAGCATCCTGGGCAGGTTACTAAATTTAACTAACCTCTGACCACACCCTCATAATTAACGACTTGTCGAATCCCCTAAACAATTTCTTTGAAAGATAGCCGGCAACAGAATACGGAATGCCTTCCAACAAATCGTAGTACGGAGATACCCCTTCTAAAATATCCTCCTCGTATAAATCACACGTCCTCATTACCCATCTCTTTGCGTCTAATAGAAACCTAAGCCTTCCAATATCAGTAGTCTCAACACTCTTTACCCCCTGACTGGTAATAAGGAAATACGCCTCTTCTGGGCTCATACCACTACCTGACTGGACCATTTCAAGCCCAGGGAATAAATCGCCCACAGACCTGATAGAAGAATAATCGATACCCTTCAATCCAAAGTAGTCTAAAACCTCTATCTCTGCACGCTGCTTCTTATTCATCAACTAAATAATATAACTAATATTAACATCAACGTAACACCTACTATAACTCCGTACACAATCTTCTCGTCATAATCAATAACCCTATTTTCACCCTTTTTTTCGCTCTTATTCTTTTCTAGAATCCTGTCTATCCTCTCCATTCTCTCATTCTCCTTCCTGAGCGCCTCCTGCTTCTCACTCTCGTCCATGTAAACTATATCTTTAATATACTCTGAAAAACTCTTCGTTGTAAACCTCTTCATGTTCACCCCACCAAACGTACGTACGCCGTCTATATATATAGTATGCACCCAACCATCATCGGTCTTGTGCTGCTCCAAAGACCACTCACGACCGTCCTTCTCTGCTTTTATCATTTAAGTATTGTTTAAAATTTAAAACTGCTTAATGGTTAATCTACCCCTCTTTAACTCCTTGGTCCTTATGTCCCAACTATACCCCTCTCCCGTTAACACTTTCTTTACTGTCTCCCAGTTCTCCCTGTCACTCAACTCCAACGCACTCCCCACCATATTAACCGCGTCCGCGTCACTTATACACCTGTCCAACCCACCAGGAGTCTTACCATGCACTACATCCGAAACAGGAACATCAGGAGTCGAACCTGAGCCTTCGGTTTTGGAGACCGATGTGCTACCAGTAACACCTTGCTCCCCTGTCACACCACTAATCAATCCCTGTATATAGGTCGCCCTAGGAACACTGCCCCTGTCTACCTCTAACTTCTCGTAAACCCCCTCCGGCATTGTTATTGTTATCTTCATCCAATCACTTCTTATATGTTAAATACCATACTTTACCATACTTGTATGGCACAGGCAATACCCTGTAATACATACTTGTATGGTATTTGCCATACTTGTATGGTACTAACTGTACATACAATGCCATACTTTGCCATACTAATATGCACCCTTGTCAGTACAAAGTATGTCTTTTGTCATACTCCCCGCATAAAACCCTTTAACCATAAGCCTTCAGCAGGGAACAAAAGGGGCCAAACACAGCCAAAGGCTGGTATTCGTGTCCTTTAATTTCCATATATTTTGGGAGGGGTGGGTACCCATACTTCTTTCTTTCACTAACGGAGTTATTGCCCCCCCTACCCCTTCACCACCACCCGGTGTTGTCCACATCAGTACCGCCCGGCACGCCTGCCCTTGCTCTGACAGTGTAGTGGCCATAAGGATTTCTTAGTAAGTAGGGTATATCGTGGCATTGTGGATAACTATGTGGATAACTCGCTTAGTTTATAGTTGCTTTTAGGGGTGGGATGTGGGATACCAAACAGTACCAGATGGACGCCGGATGGATACCAAGCAGTACCCAATGGTTACCGGACGGCACCGTACAGTCTAACTGTTACTTATGAGTATATTCTCTTCTTATAATGAGGATAAAAGGGAGCAGGGTAATATCGGGCGGGGAATAGAAACGGGCGTGCAAGTGCCTCGGGCTGGGTTGTGATTGGGTTGTGGTTTATACTAAAGAGACCTGTTCTTTCTTTCCTTTAATAGTCTGATGGTGAAGGTGTGGGTAGTAGTAGGCAGGGTAGTATCGGCGAAAATAGCGTCAAATAGACACCAAACAAATCCAGTACTGTAGTATATTCTATAACATATTGATTAGATATATATATACTTGACAGATATGTAATCATGTGGTATATTATAGTATTAAATTAATAAAAATACTGCTATGAATAAGACCACAGGGACAATGACCAACGCATTATGGATTGCTATCCATGCGGACAAGCCATTGCCAGTCGTGTCTGAGTTGTTTGCGGGTAGGAAGCTATCCCAGAAGCAAATTTCAGACTTTTGGAGGGCTTTCAGCCAAGTTCGGGACTATATCAAT